AACCTTGTCAAGCCTCTAGACAGAATTGAACTGTCGTCTCCGCTTTACAAGAGCGGTGCATCACCACAATGCTTTAGAGGCGTTTTAACCGTTTTCTAACAGCATTATCACTAACACCAAACATTCTACCAGTAGCAGAATAACCATTTTCAAGAACTAGTTTTTGTAACTCTTGATTACTTGGCCAGTCAGCAACTTCTCTATTTTTACGAGAGCATTTTACTGAACAGAATGTTTGGGTGATAGTTGTTAGTTTTCCACACTCTTTACAAGGGTGCTTTGGTTTTTCTGGTAAAGGTTTATCCTTAAATCTTTCATCAAATTTTAGCACATTATCTGGGATATTAGCAATACCAGAATGAACTTCACGATGACAATTTGAACATAAACAAACACACTTTCTAAGTTCTTCAACAAATACTTGTCTATTTGCTACGGATGCGGTTAGTGTAAAATCTTTTTGTGTAGGGTCAATATGATGAAACTCTAATGCTTCAACACATTTATTATATCCACAAATACCACACTTACCACCAAATGCATCAACTGCCCATCGTTTTCTTCTTTGACGAAATTGAACAACTGCTTTACTAGACACTCTAACCTCCAACTATATTATTATTTATAATATTTTAGAGGTTAGAACTCCCATCGTAGGTACTGCCCCTACCAATCTCCGATTAACAGTCGGGCCCGTTCGCTTGCTCGGTCGATGGGATTATGAGTTTGCCTTTTCTTCTTTTTTGACCTTGAAGTAAAGACTATAATATCTTTTCTTCATTTCGTCAATAGTATCCAAGTCTTTACCAAAACCCATATATTTGAGATTTTGATAAACACCCTCTAACTCACTTATGAGTAGAAGAAGATTGGTTGAATCTTGTGGTCTTCCACCAAACTTGTGTCTATCGAGATTGTCCATAAAAGAAGAGAAGGACAGCAGGCAAGGAGGGATTCGAACCCCCGACCAACGCATTAGAAGTGCGTGGCTCTATCCAACTGAGCTACTTGCCCGTAAACTTGGGAGGAGAAGAACTGCCTTTCCCTTTTAACTCAGATATTATACTGCCTTTTGGTCAGATCGTCAACCCTCTTCTACAACTTCCGTTTCAGATACCTCTGGTTTTGCTTCTTCGGTAACTTCTGGTTCTGGGAGTTTTACACCAACTGCTTCCAGATACTCAATAGCACCTTGTGTCTTTAAAAATAACTCTCTAGTTCTTGTGGACTGATTTCCAAGATTTTCTAAATCAGATGCAAGTTTTGTTCTCTGCTCTACCAATTGCGACAGATGATTTTGTTGTTCGTTCATTTCAGTTTGTCAATCATTCATTTTATTTATAACATTCTAAATAATAAATACTTCAAAACCAAATACATCGAAAAATGAAAAAGTCTTTACTTTTTTTTGGTATGATGTTTTTGATGTCGCCTGCAGCACAAGCAGACATCACACATAGATTGAGTTCTAGTCTTCAATTAACAGTTGATGCTGCGGCATCTCAGGCGACAAGAATTGGTAGTTCATATTCTGTTTCCGGTAACAATGTTTCAGCAACCCTTGGAGGTCTTGCTGCACCAGGAAGTGCTACTGCTGCAGCAACTATGAATGCAGGCACATATACACAAACAAATGATGGTGCCGCAATCAGTTTTTCAGAATCTTTTACTGCAGGAGATGCAGTTAACGTTGTAAATTCAGGAACAACCGTATCCTCTGGTGTTGTAGGATCTCTTCCAGCATATGGAATCGTCACAACAACTGCTGGTGGTGTTGCAGGAGGTCTTGGTGGAAGTATTGATTCTGCAGGTTCTATTGGTTCTTTGACTGCTGGAGGAGCAGGAACAAGTGCTACAGGACAATTCGTATCTGAAATCAGTGTCAGATAAATGCTTAAAGAATCTATTGGATTGGGTTTAATATTGGGTATTATTCATGGACTGCTCCAATCTGCAGGAGCAGTCCCTGTTGTTCCCAATTTTACACAAGGATCACAAACAAGTACATCAGAAACAAAAACTAAAATTACTGAAACCATCAATTCAATAAATTATAATACAGGGTATCAATATAGTGTAACAGGAACAAATATAGAAATGGACGGAAATAGTATTGTTCCTTCCACAAGTTCTACAACAAATAACGTAGATGGAGTGACATCAACATGGACAAATCTCAATCTAAACAAAAGAGCAAACTGGAGAGTTACAAGTCCTGGTGCTCCATTTCAATTCACAGAAACTTATCAAGGTCCAGGAATCAGCAATCAGACAATCATACAAAGAACCACAGAGTTAGAAAGCATCACAACAACTACAAGTATCTTCTCTCAATAATTGCACTGTTATTTGCTTCACCCTCCTATGCTGAAACTATTGGTGGTGTTTCTGCTACTGCTGCTCCTGTTGCTAATTCCTCAGGCAGTGTTACAAACCAAGCTATACAAGTCCTTCAGGGACCTTACATTACAAACACATACGGTGGCGGCATTCAATGTCAAGGACCAACACTTAACTTTACACCATATATAACTGGTGCAGTATCCGCACAAAAACCTTTTGAAGGTTACTATGATGATCCAGTCTATGATTTAAGAGATCTTGATGAAGACGGTTCTCTTGATAATCCAGGAAATATATTATACAAAGTTCCGACAAGAACTGGACAAAAAGATAATTACAATTTAAGTATCGGTTTTTCTGCTACTTGGTCTAGACCACTAGATAAATCTCTACAAGATCAATGTAAAGAAGCAGCAGATGCCAATATTGCTTTGATGAAACAACAAGCTGCTAATAAAAGATTGGACTTTGAAATCGCAAGGCTTAAAAATTGTGGGCAATTAAAAAGAGATGGAATTTATTTCCATCCCAAAAGTCCTTATTACTCTATTTGTGCCGATGTCATTGTAACAAATCCTGGTGGAGTTATTCCACAACATAAACACACGATTCCCCCAAGAATATCCACAAAAGCAGAAGATCTTGGAGATGCTTTATCTACGTCTCGTTAATTTTTGAAACTCTCTTAATGCTTCTGTCTTTTCTCTTTGAAGTTCTCTTCTCTCCTCAACACTTAATATTTCTACTTTACGGAACTTGGAAGAAATTTTTGTGATTACTTTTTTTGTAATTGGTTTGATTAATTTTAAAATTAAATTTGCAAGTGGTCTTGCGACCAAAGCACTTGTTGCTGCTGCAGTTGCAATAACTGCTGTTGATACAACAGTCTCTAATTGAGGTAGATATTCCACGATATCAATTTTCTCTTGCTCTAAAATAACTTCTTTATTTTCTGTAGATTCTTTCTCCAATTCTGGTTTTGGAATATTGGGTATAATATTAATAGGAAGTTGAGTATCTATTGGTGGTTTATATGGAGGAATAGGTGCCTTAGGTGTTTGCAAATAATCTTCAGGAGTAAATTCTATTGGATCAAAAGATGGAGTAGAACCATCACAAAGAGTTAATGTTCCCTTTGGATCATCCTTGAGTAAGGAAGTATTCTTTGGATTTTTTTCTTTATTGGACTGTACACATCCAGGAAGATTGACAATAGGAAATCCCAGTTGAACTGTCACTGGAGAAGCAGTTGGTATCGAACGTGAAGGTTCTAAAATATAACTAGGAATCTCTGGTATAGATAGTGATCTAATTTCTATCTGTGGTATTTCTTCCATTAGTCATGTTTGAAAAGTCCTGCTATGCCACTAAAGAAATGGTAGAAGATAACATATAAAAAGAAACGTTTTTCGGCATCATTTCTTTTTTTAATTTGTTTTCTCCTTGTCCCCAAACTAGACATAGTATTCCCAATATCTATATCTATTTAATAAATTTAAGAAAATTCTCAGAAAGGAACAACACCTCCCGTTACATTTGGAACGGATTGTGCTGATTCGGGAATTACACCACCAGTGACATCAGGCATTTCTGGTAGTGCAGAATCAATCATTCCTGGCAATGCCTCTGTAATTGCCTTTGTAATCTCTTCAGTTACTTTTACTCGGGCATCTTCAATCATTGCATCCTTGTTGAGGTAAAGATAAGAACCAGCACCAACTACAGAGAGTGATACAAGTCCCGAAAGAAGTGCGATTACATTTACTAGTTTTTGCATTACTTTTTCCTGTAAAATTTCTTTTCCATTACAGAACGAAAATCATAATATTTCTGTCTAAACT